GACACGCCCCCGGCAAACCCCGGTGCTGGTGATCTGTGGTGGAACTCCGCTGATGGCCGCATGTATGTCTACTACACGGATGCGAATAGTTCGCAGTGGGTGGACCTGAGTGCTGGCGGTGCTGGTCAGTATCTACCGCTGACGGGTGGTGACGTTACGGGGAACGTAACGGTCACAGGCAACGTAGGGATTGGGACTACAAGTCCAATTTCAAAACTGCATGTTGTCGGAAACGCAACATTCGGGTCTGGTGCAACCGGAAGCATTATTTACCCTTATTATATTTCCAGCACAAACCACGCGGCTATTTCTACAGATACTAATGGTTCAATTACGTTCTCAACTGGTGTTTCCGGTGTAAGTGAGCGTATGCGTATCGACTTTTCCGGTCGCGTCACGATGCCATATCAGCCAGCGTTTGAAGCATATATGAATAATGCTTGGACGCCATCTGCCGGTGCATATTATACTGTTGTTAATAATCTCGAATACACTGACACTGGAGAATATAATAATTCCACCGGACGTTTTACTGCGCCGGTATCAGGACGGTACGCTTTTTCTCTTTCTACTTTATTCTACCAGTTAGCCACTTATAGCGGTCATTATGGCTTACTTGCTATTCGGGTTAATGGTGGTAGCGTTTATCCACCATATTGTTACGCTACTAGCACTTCCACCGGACCTAATTATTTATTCGTCAGTGGAACAGCCATTCGATATTTGAATGCTGGTGATTATGTTGAAGTTGTTATTTATGTTTCTACATCCGGTATCCAGTTACTCGGAAGTGGCTATACTATGTTTAAAGGTCATCTAATTGGTTAAAGGAGGCGAATGATGGCATTTGATTTCCCTTCGTCTCCCACAACGGGTCAGACGTATTCCATCTCAGGCGGTCCCACCTACGTTTACAACGGCACTGCGTGGGTGGTTCTTACTCCCGGCAACCAGTTTAACCGCACTGTTTTTACCGCGACTGCGGGTCAGACCACGTTCAGCATGAGCTACGTTGTCGGTGCGGTCGATGTGTATCGCAACGGCGTGAAGCTGGCTCCGGCTGACTTCACGGCCACCAATGGTACATCAATCGTGCTGCTCAACGCAGCGACCGTTGGCGATACCATTGAAGTCATCAGCTACCCGATGATTACATACAGTGACGCTGTGAAGCGCACTGGTGACACGATGACGGGTGCGTTGGCTGTTCCAAGCTTGACGGTGAACTCTGTGCCTGTGCTGGCTGGCCCTGCGTTTAATGCTTACGCTACGGCTAACACCACATTTTCGTCTAGCACATTTACAAAAGTGACATTTCCGACTGAAGAGTTTGATACAAACAACAACTTCGACACGGCTACAAGCCGCTTCACTCCAACAGTTGCTGGGTATTATCAAATCAACGCTGGTGTTTACGTTTATTCAAACGCTGGAACAACATCGTTGCGAAGTATAAGTCTTTATAAAAACGGAGGCGCGTATAAACGCGGTACTTTCCTTGTCACAACACCACCACGCGAGACGATGTTAACGTATTCTAGCTTGGTGTACTGTAATGGAACCACTGATTATCTTGAAATATACGTTTATGATAATGGTACTTCACCGCAGATTTATGGTGGTGGTGTAAGCGTACTAGTTTGGTTTGATGGTCATTTAGCGAGGCCCGTGTGATGACTTTATTTGAAAAAATAATGGCTATTTACCCGCAGCTTGGCCCGAAAGACTTTGTTGAGACTATTTTGTTGCAAAACGACTCAGATGGCCGTGGCGACTACATCGCTGAGTGGAACCATCCGACCTTAGCGAAACCTACTGATGAACAGCTTGCGTCTATGGGAGATGCAGAATGAATTACACTATCACTCTCTCTGAGGCCGAAGATAAGGCCCTCAGCTACGTTGCCTACTCACAGCAAGACTGGATCAACAATGCGGTGCATGAACGCTGCCGCATTGCCATCGACGAGATCGTGAAGATTTGCGTCGAGAAATGCTTGGAGACAGGCACACCGATCCCCGGCTCCAAAGACGAAATGGTCGAACTGGCCTTCCAAAAAGGATGGGTTGTTCCGGCAAAAGACCGTCCTACACCCGTTCCGCCCACGGAGGGCTAAATGACTAACGCAGTCAATCTGGCTTCGGCAGCGGGCACTGGGTTCGCGTTCCGCAATCGCATTATCAATGGTGCGATGGAGATCGACCAACGCAATGCTGGTGCGAGTGTTACAATAAACACTACAAGTGACGCTTATTCTGTTGACAGGTTTCTTGGCGCAGGACAAGCAGCAGACGGTGTATTTACGTTGCAGCAAAGCACGACTGCACCAGCCGGGTTTAAGAACTCTTTGGTAGCGACAGTTACCACTGCGGATGCCTCTATTGGAGCGGCTCAGTATTACCTTATCGCTCAAAAAATAGAGGGTTTTAATTGTTCTGATCTTGCGTTTGGCGCGGCATCAGCAAAAACCGTTACGCTGTCATTTTGGGTTCGGTCTAGTGTTACTGGAACTTTCAGTGGCGCATTAGCAAACGGCGCATATAATAGGTCTTATCCATTCACATATACCATTTCTTCTGCGAATACTTTTGAATACAAAACAGTGACTATTGCTGGAGACACCACCGGGACGTGGTTAACTGATAACGGAATTGGACTTCGTATTTATTGGAACCTTGGCTCCGGCGTAGATAATACTGGAACCGCGGGTGCTTGGGTTGGTGCGGGTAATATAGGGGCGGATAGCACTGTTGCTCTTATTTCAACATTGAACGCAACCTTCTACCTCACAGGCGTCCAGCTAGAAGTCGGCTCGGTCGCAACGCCGTTCGAGCGTCGCCTTTATGGGCAAGAGGTGGCGCTGTGCCAACGCTATTTCTGTAAAAGTAGCTCGTTAAATGTTGTTCCAGTAAATGGTGCCGCATATACAACGGCAGGAATGTTTTTTTCTAGTGTTGCAGGGGCATATTACACAACTGCGGCATATACCCCATTTATGAAATTCCCGGTAACAATGAGAACTGAACCGGCAACAATCACAATTTATAATACAAACCTTCCATCTCCATCTACTGCTGGGCAATGGTCTATTTTTAGCCCTTCTGGTGGGGTTTGGTATAATTGCAGTGTTTCAGCGCAATCTGTTACGCAAGAAGGATGGGCCGCAGCGTTGGCCGGAAGTTGGGGTTCAACAGGCGCGCTTCCATTGTATGGCGCTTGGGCGGCATCTGCGGAGTTGTAAGTGGAACAGTACCAGCAACTTAGAAATGAGCCAATGGGTGATATTAGCGTGTATGTGCGCCGCCTATCGGATAACGCTCTGATTAATAGTAAGACAAATGAAGAATATCTAAAATGGTTGGCGGAAGGAAATACGCCTTTACCACCAGAGGAACCGACTGAATAATGGCAATGGATGTCGCCTTCCAACCGGGCGCATTTGAACTTGATGCGTTCCAGATTTACACGGTGGTGGAAGCTTCCGCCGCCGTTAATGGCGCGTCCACTGTCTCCGTAGATGCCGTTCGTGTCCTCGACGCAATGGCGGAAAGCAATGCCTTCTCCAACGTGGCTTCAGCGGGGCAGATCGTCTATCTCGGGTCTTCCGCCATCGCGGGCGCGTCCGCCCTCTCCGCCAGCGGGCACATCATCTACCTCGACAGCGCCGCCATCCTCGGCCAGTCCAGCGTTGCCGCAGATGCCCATGTCGTGTATATTGACAGCGCGTCTATCACCGGGACTTCCGCTGTTTCTGGTGCTGGGCAAGTAGTTTATCTCGGCCAATCGGCCATCGCGGCCATCGCCACGTTGTCTGTCAATGGCCGGAAGCTTTGGGAAGATGATGTTCCCTTTGCGGAGACATGGACCCTCAGTCCCGCTGCCGCTGAGACATGGACTACGTCCGCCCCTGCCTCCGGGACTTGGTCTACCACCTCCCCGGCTTCTGATATTTGGACCACCACCTCGCCTGCAAGCGAGATCTGGCAACAGGTGAACTAAGATGCCCGATTCATATACCCCGAATTTCAACCTGACCAAGCCGGAAGTGGGTGCCTCGACAGACACTTGGGGCACGAAGCTCAACGCCGATTTGGACATCATCGACAGTTTGGTTGCGCCCAAAGCGTCCCCCGCCTTCACCGGCACGCCTACTGCCCCGACTGCGGCAGTGGGAACAGATAGCACGCAGATTGCCACGACCGCCTTCGTCCGGGACATCGTCCCATCCGGCGTGATCGTGATGTGGTCTGGCTCAACCGCCAGCATCCCATCAGGCTGGCTACTCTGCGACGGTACTAGCGGTACACCAGATTTGCGCGACCGCTTCATCGTCGGCGCGGGCTCTACCTACGCTGTCGCGGCAACCGGCGGTGCAAATACCGTCACGCTCGATGCCACGCAGATCCCGTCGCACACGCATACTTTCTCTGGCTCGACTAGCGCGGCTGGTTCGCACAGCCATAGTGGTAGCACCAGCACGAACGGTGCCCATACTCACGGCATGGTCGCCGCAGCGTATCCCGACACGTTTAACTCTACACAGTATGTTCCCTCTAACACGGTTGTTGGTAATTTTGGTTATCGGGACTGGACAGACGGGAACCACTCCCACTCCCTGTCGATTAATGCCGTGGGCGACCATACTCACTCCGTGTCTGGTACAACGGCTGGCGCTGGCGGCGGCGCAGCGCACGAAAACCGTCCTCCTTACTTCGCACTCGCTTACATTATGAAAGCGTGATGTTCACTGAACCAAAATGGCTCACGACGGCAAGACGCTTGATTGGCACTGCCGAACAAGCGGGCAAGTCCAGCAACCCGGTCATTCTCGGCTGGGCTGCTGCGATGGCTCCGTGGGTCAAGGATTTCTACACTGACGATGACATCCCGTGGTGCGGCCTATACGTAGGATACTGCTTGCAAACGAATGGGATCACGCCGCCGAAGGATCTTCTTGCTGCGCGTGCCTATGCGAAATGGGGCGAAGATTGCCCGGTTGCCATCCCCGGCACGGTGCTAGTCTTTTCCCGTAACGGCGGCGGGCATGTCGGGTTTTATGTTGCTGAAGACGAGCATCATTTTCATGTGCTAGGCGGCAACCAAGATAACACGGTGAATGTGACGCGGATTGCCAAGTCACGTTGCATCGGAAAACGCTGGCCCGAAGGCCAAAGCAAACCGTGGTTCGGGAAACCAGTCTGGCGTTCCGCGTCTGGTCCGGTTTCTACAAACGAGGCGTAAATGGCTCTCTTTCCAGTCAAACTGCCACCGGGTGTCGTGCGTGGGGCAACACCGTATGAGAACCCGGATCGTTGGTGGGATGTCAATCTAATCCGCTGGCGGCAAGGGGTTCTTGAACCCGTGGGCGGCTGGCAGCGCATTAGCTCGTCTCCAATGGAAACCACGGTGCGTGCGCTCCACGTTTGGAAAGACAATAACAACGTCGAACGGCTCTTGGTCGGGCAGGATGACCGGATCAAGGCGCTGGTCGATGGCACGTATTACGATGTCTCGCCGCCGAACCTCGTTCCGTTGTATGACGCAGGCGGCGTAGGCTTTGGTGTTAATGATTACAACGAAGAAGATTACGGTGATGCACGTTCAACACCATCCGTTGTTTGGCAACCTGTTCCCGGAATGTGGTCCTTCACCAACTGG